TACAAATTGTAAAGGTACTAACTTGTTTTGTGAATCGCAAGGCTGAAGATACGGTTAAGGTCAAAGAAAGCATCGTATCGAATGCGATATTCAATTAACCAGCCATTGACTCCTGGTGGGTTCTTGTGAACTGTAAAGTCTTTTAGCTTTTCTGGAGCGACTAGGTTGCTTGGGTGTGTGATTATCAAGTCAGTTGCACTAGGCATACGGCTTGATGGACATACTACAACGGCACAGCCGTCTACTGAACCAAGATCACCAGAACTTAACTTAGCTTGACCTGAATCACTATCTAGTACGAATCCACCTTGTTTCAAGAGGTTGTAGTAAGAAGCGACCATAATCGCTACACGTCCGTCCTCTGGGCCTTCGTTGTTAGTAATATCAGCCTGTAGTGTCAAGAAGTTCGTGTACGCGTTAGACGCGGTAGTTGCGCCAGCTGTAACAACAGCGTTGCGAGCGGTGATAGTACCGTAGTTTCCACCGTTAGTTAATGCACCAGCTGTTGCTAGTGAAGCTAAGCGGTAGGTGTCAACTTCTGGGACAAGCACGTTCTTCGTAGCCTGTGCCAAAAACTTGGCCGGTTTACGAACTTCTAGTGTGTCCTGATAGTTAGACATGTCGATTGTGTTGGTGAATGCACGGTCACGACTTAACGTGAATGTTTGTAGGGTATCTTGTACTTCATCTGGTGAACCGTAACGGTTAGCACCACTTGCAGAATAGTTACCCATCGTTGGGTCTGTTAGTGTCCAGACTTTGATTGCGTTGACGCCGTCCCAGCTCCAGTTGTTATTAACAATACCGGAAGTTTTGGCGCGCGCTTTTAATAGTTCAGACGTTGCCGCCTCAAACTTTGTTGCAAGGTTAATTGCCATAATTGAGCCTTTCTATGACTCTACCAGGCCTTGGCTTCTTCGGCAAAAGCGTCCAAATCTGGGTCGCTCTTACCTGCTTTTGGTGTTTTGGAGGGAGTTGATATAGTACGCGTAGTCGCCTTATCTTTATCTTTTTTACTCTGCCTTGCACCAACATCTGTAAGCCGCCGGATAGAATCTGCACGTTCATTTAAATATTGGTACACATCGCCTTTAACCTCTATAGTGTCGCCTAAGTCGTTGTATTTAACATACAACTTTTCGAAGTCATCGACAGCTCGTAAAAGCTCTTGTTTGACTTCTGGGCTACCTTTGGTGAATAGATCAATGTTGGCTACAGCTCGGTCTAAACCAGTCTCTAGCTTGTTTTCATTGAACTGTACGCGGTTATTATAGGCGTCGACTTGGAGTTGCTTAACGGCAAGATCTCTGTCATCTTCAGCGGACTGTAGATGCTCTTGTTGGATTTCATCCCGTCTTTGCTCCTTTACTTGCTTCTCTGCTATACGTTTTTGGGCGTACAGGTCGTTGAGTCGCTTTTGTTCTTCCTTAGAGGGTGTGACTTCCTCTGTGGACTCCTCGTCTTGTGAGGCTTCTTCGGTAGATTCCTCTACTGATTCGTCCTGCTCGGCATCTTCTTCTGACTTTTCCTCTGTCTCCAGCTGTTCGGTGTCAGCTTCCTCGTTTTTGTTGGATTCGTCGGCCTCTTTCGTTTCACCGCTAATTTCGTCAAGTGTGACCTCGATGTCTTCTAGCTCTGTTTCTTGATTGTCCTCATTAGTTGATGTATCGTTCTCGTCTGTCAGTGACATACGCTCTCCTTTTGGTTGTGGGTTGGCGAATCCCTATCTGCCGTTTCAACAGTAAGATGTGAGCTTTAGGGTAATTGGAGGTAACCCTGTAAGCCGTCCGACAATCTGGTCAGGCGGTCTACACGACTACCTACTTAATTCTTTTCCATGCACTATGACTTTCATGTCCTGCATTCTCACAGGTTAGCTTGGCTCCGCGGTCTATCCATATATGGGCTTGTCTGGGTAAGTTATCTAACTCCATTAAAAATTCACTACGCTTCTGCATATCATCCTTGACCTCGTCATAAGACTTATCCTTTTGCTCAGCTTTGACTTCTTCTTGAAACTCTTTATAATTCTGTTTCATTTTTTGGCTCTGACTTGAGAATTATGTTAAAACGTGACTGTAATTTAATCAGCTTATTGTAAGTGCGTTTGCGGACAGCTAACTCTAGTTTAATATTATCTACGGTCTGGTCTTGTAGAATGATAGATTTTATATCCAGTTCTTCTGCTTTCAACTTTTCAAGCTCATCAAACACAACTTGGGCGTACGGTCTTAATACGTGCTTTTTAGCAACATTATCTTCGTTGACGGTCTGTCTGAGAGACTTGCCGATAGTTTGGCTCGTGCTGCCTGAATATAGGTCGCCTGTTTTTACCATTACGCAACTCCTTGTGATTGTTGTGAGCGTTCAAGCGATGCTAGTATCTCATCCAGGGAATAACCGTCTGCATCTAGTTGTAACATTGCATTGGCTGTCTGTTCATCTACGCCGAACTCTTGCATTGTGAGGCTCACTGGGTCTTGTTGTGACTGTTGAGGCTGTTGTGGGGCATTAGGTGAGGTCGTTTGGGGTGGTTGTGCCATCTTTTGCATCTTCATTTGATGTATTTGGTCTGATTGTTGCATTTTCTGTTGTTTAGCGGCTAAGTCAGCTTCCATTAGTGGATTGCCTTGTTGACCTTGAGTTTGGTCTTGTGGCATACCTTGCATATTAGGGTCTTGCCCATTTTCTGCCAATTCTTCAGGGTCGAGGTCAACAATAATCTTGTCGTTATCGGTGAGGAGTCCGACGATTGAGCTAAGTAACTCACCACGGTTTAGCTTTTTGCCAGACTGTGCGAGGGCTTGCTCGCTAGTAGGGTCTGCGCCTAGATATTCCATAACTTTTAGTAGTCCCTCTAATCGAGTGGCTTCGTCTTTGGCTTTGTCGTCTTCGGCGTCTACCTTGAAAATAAAGGTAGATCGGGACTCGTCCCATATAATCTCTAGTTCGTTGGTTGGGCTGCCCTGTTCATCGACGGGGAAGTCTAGCCCTGCTTTTTTCAGTTTGTCTCTTTCGTCATCAGACAGCTTCATAATGTCTGAACCCTGCATATTGGCAAACTCGATGTTAATCAGTGAAGATATAACAGCTTCATATGTCATGTATAGGTTATCCTTGAAGTCGTCATCATCAATCGAGAGGTTGGCTTGACGGGCTTTCACGCCACCGGGGGTCTTCGAGTAGTTAGTATCACCAGCCTCAGAACTGATTGAAGTATCACCAGTCGGCAGTAGTTGGTCGAGACTAATCTTATACATTCCAATACGGTTAGGCAGTCCTTCGTAGACTCTAGTGCTTACTTCTTCACGCTTAACAACAGCGTCACCAGTAATCCATATCGCGTCTTGTTCGTGAACGATTGAATTGAGGTCTACATTATCTATGTTGCCCGCGATTGAAATAGGCGGTCGAATACCTATCTGGGTTGTCAGTACGTCGGCTTGGCGCATATAATCAAGTACGTTCTGTGTACCACCTGCCAGTTTAACGATACCAACACCATAGGGATTGATGAAGTCTTGGTAGCAGTATAAGAAGTGAATCGGTAGGTCGCCTGTTGGGTCTTGGTTACTCCACTCCCTAACAACATTTTTAGTTTCTTTGTAGAACATATGGAATGGTGCGTCTACGCCACGTTGAAATGAAATACAGAAATGAATACCCTTCTTCTTAACGTCTTTGTTCTGAGTTTCACGATGGTCATCTCGTGGACTTCGTTCCTCTTCCTGGTCGTCTTTAATAATCTTCTCTAGTTCGGGGATATTCCATTTATTGTATGATTCGTCAGCAGTGCCGTCTTTTTCAGCCTTTTTAGCATCTTTGATTTCCTTCTTGGCGTTTTCAACCATAGTACGGACTTGTTGCTTAGTGTAGTAAACGTCCCAGAATATAACATCCGAGTCATAATCAGAGACTTTGCCAGGCTCTAAGGTAACGTCTTGGGGCTGGGCCACGATGAAGTCTGAGCCTATGTAATTGCCGCGCTCTACGAATAAGCTAATAAGAGGGACCGAGCCATAGATAGCCGCCTTTCGCACCGCGTCCTTCCACTTGCGGTGAAAAGGGGCCTGTGAATTAGCGTTAGGGATAATCTTATTTTCTAGTTGAATGTTAGCAAGTTCAGTAATCCACGCCTCGTCACGGTTAAGTGCCTTGACTCGTCCGGTTAAATTAGAGTTGACGATACGCTTAGGAAGTTTGAATAATGAGGCGGCCAGTGAGCCGTCGTTTACTTCTGGGAGTGCAGGGTCTAGTGTCTCGAGCAGTCCGTTGTCGGCTAGTCTCTCATACTCGTGATAATCTACACGCCACGCATCGGACTCTTTCTTGCCGTCTGTATAGAGTTCGTATATTTCTTTTTCATCTGTCAGGAAGGCCATTTAATTCCTTTAATCGCTGACTCGTAGACACGGCTATCTAGCTTATGAGGTTATTATACTATAGAGTTTGTGTTTATACTATCTTATTTTTTCTCGTTTTGTTTCCCATGTTTTTTGGAGTAATTGAGGCTCGCCGTACTTGTCTTTAGATATACGAATAATAATATCTGGCGTGGTAGTCTTAACAAGGTCTAGGCAACGTATAAGCTCCGTCAGGACGGTATCGCGTGTAATTGATATATCTAGTCGTGTTTGCTCTACGACGCTGTTCAAGCCTTTGTAGTAGCCTTCTTCACGAATAGTTGTCGAGCCATCTTCGTTATCGGTAGTCGTTACCTTCTTGCCAAACTCCACTACTTTATTCTCACTTCCATAGCATTATAGCGACTGACGTATATTCTCTGCTCGGCTGGGACGGTGCGCCACTCTTTGGTGTTACCCATGTTGCGACATCTTTTAAGATATCCATACTGGTCTTCATCAAGGACAAGAATGTTAGGCAGCTCTTCATCAGCAGGCCAGTCCTCTAATGCGTGTTCAATTGCACCCCTTAGAAGTAGCTGCTTACCTTTGATACCTTTGATGTTAAGTATGTTTGTCATCTTATACTCCTACCTGAAACTTATAGCGTGGTGCTTTTTTACGTTTTATTTTAATCTCTTTGCGTGGTCGCAATGATTCCATAGCGTATCTGCCAGCGTCCATTCCGTGATTCCACATGTCTATTGGGGTATTTATTGTCTCGCCGGTCTTTTTGTCTATCATCCACGCATAGTTATTTTTCTCTTTAATTAGGTTCAGGCTTCTTTTTGTTAGGTAGATTATCTGTTCTTGGCAATGTTGAATACCATAGTTGACGCTTCCTTGTCCCTTTTGGGCGGGTGCTAGACTAATTCCATAACTGATTAACTCATCATTACTCTTCGGCTCTGAACTATCAGGTATCAACAAGACTTGCTCGGGTTGCATCTTAATAACATCAGCTAAGTCCTTATTGCTTGCACCTTTCCTGTATAACACTTCGTCCCATATATAGGCATTGTTCCACTCATGCACATCTACAATAGCGCTTGGATCATTAGTATAGCCATAATCTAGTCCTCGTCTCCGTAGCCGTGCTTCTCGTGGTAGCTCGTCAATTATCTTAAAGTTCGGGTAAATTAGCCCTTGGACTGTCTCGGGTACATAACCTTTAATCATATTGTAGTAGTGATTGGGCTTGGTATTTTTGTAGTTCTCGTACTGTTCTATGCTTGCAGGGGCTATGTTCTGCTCATTAGTATGATAGTCGCCCATAATGGCTATGGTGTCTTTAACTTCTGACTTCAACTTTGGGATATAAAATCCCGGCTTTTCACTATCCCCTAATGTGAACCAGCGCTTTAATATCCAGTGGTCTTTAGCTGGTGGGTTTAAGAGTAAAATGATAGTAATGTCGCCCTTAATGGTTCTTAGTGAGTCGTCCAGCTGCATAAAGTCTTCCTCGGGTATCTCATCTGCTTCTTCAATAATCACACAGTTATATGACGCGAGAGACTTGAGCTTGGACTTCTGGTCGCCACTTGACTTACGAAAGCCAACCGCATTGATACTGTTCAATCCATATTCTATAGTCATGTCACTTATCTTGAGCTTATCTTCTATACCGTTTTCCTCTGCTCGGTCGGTTATTTCTCTAAAGATTGAGTTGCGAATGTCACCTAATATGTAGCGCATAATGGCACACCTAAAGTACTCCGGGGCTATCAGCTTGGCGTTGGCGAACTGTGAGGCAACTGTTGAGCGTCCTGCACCACGTCCACCCATTAAGATAAAGTAGCGTGGGTGTTGGGTGAACAACGGCCTATACAGCTCATTGACCTTCTGTATCATTTCTTAAAGTCGGTAAAGACTATGGTATTGGTCACAATCTTCTCACCCTTAGAGGTAATGTCTTGCTTCTCGCTGAACTCTATGTCTGTTTTGGCTACGAACTTAGTAATATCTGCCTTTATTTTCTCGTCTGATGAGTCTAATAATTTATCTAGGTTGTTCTTGGCTTTTATTACTAATTTGTCCTTAGTAACCATTCCTACACTATCCGACACCCAGTTCTTTTCTTTTATTCTAAAGTTCTCGGCGTATTCTTTAGTGTAGCCAGCATCTAATGCTGACTGGTAAATGTTGTTGTATGACTTGCTTTTAGGGTCTAGGTAATTAGCTAGAAATGTAGTTTGCCTTAAGTCTGATCGTGACTCTTTCGGTTTGTCTTCTGTTTGTTTAGTCATCAGGTCGTCCTTTTTCGGGGTTATTACCTTGTCATAGGGGTATCTTAACATAAGCTGTGTTTCGTGTCTAGCCTATTTATCGTGGGGCTTGAGCTTGTGTTTGCGGTTGATATGCTTTAAGATTAGCCGTTCTATCTTTGAGGCACGTTTAAGTCTGGCCTGGTGGATGGTTTCGGCCACTTCCTTATATAACTTACGCTG